TTTCTCTGTTTAACAGTAGGAGCCTTCTTACTACCCTCTGCTCTTATCTTGTTAAACCATTCTTCTGCTGATTGGGCTGCCATATCTTCTATATGTGCAGGGTCTGTGTTGTCATCAGCTAAGACCTTTATGATAGTCTTCCTACCAGTATCCTTATCCTCAAGTCTAAAGGTATGAGCGACTACACTTCCCCCTGTTACTGCATTGTACCCACTAGGGGTAGTATTTAATTTAACTACCCCCTGTGGTGTCCATAAGTCAGTTGTCATTAGTGAAGGTTCATCAAGAATACTGTATGGAACTCGTTATCCACACCAGCTTTCCCGTGTATTCTTCCTAAAGCAGGGGTAGTATCTGCACCAACAGCAAGAAGTTGTCCTGCGTGGTTTGAACTTGCACCTACAAGTGTACCAAATGCAGGAGTTCCATCTATTTTGACAGAAGCTAGACCTGCTACCTGTACCCAACCGTAATAGTCAGCTTCAAGGTCAGCACAAGTCACACCTACAAATCGTCCTGCAACTGCTGCAGGAGCAACTACAATGTCCTTGTATGGACTCTTGATAAGACCTACGGTATCCGTACCTGCTGTGATAGCAGTCTGGAATCCGTCTGGCTCATCTATCGTAATAGTTCCTGTACCGCTAGATGATATAGCAGGATGAGACTTAATCTTATACATCTCATGTGGAGTTGTAGAAGCTAAGTTTGAGAACATATATCCTTCTTGATATAAGTTCTTTGCAGCAGCAGTACCGCCAAGTGTCACACCGATGGTAAATCCACCAGCCGAACCACTTGTTGCTACTACTAAGTCTTCGTCATGGTTTCCTGCAGGAGCCTCGCTGGCTACAACCAGTCCTTCTCCAATAGCAGTTCCACCATTCTCTACGTATCGGAATACTCTTCCGTCTGGCAAAGCCATTGTGGCTCCGTAGACCTGCCTTTTTTTTGAATTGGTTTGTTTTTCAAAACCATATCTTCCACTTTGTATTGCACCGAATGACATAATAATATGCCTCCTATTTAATTACAGGGTCAAGCCCTGCGACCAACCGATATTTATTTAACAGACTAACGCTCGGTCAATCGTTACACGTTATCCTGCTTTTTAACAAACTTTCCGTTACCGTCACGTTTGGGTGTAGATGTAGCCCTCTCCTTGCACCACCTACACTCACACGTATCACTAGGTGGCTTATTAAATAAACCAAGCCTAGCCTTACGTAGAACATATTCCGGATTTCCCGGAACCTTTTCTACCGTACTGCCGACATCAAATACTATTTGTCCTTCTGTATTATATTGAGGCTTATGCCTGTATAGAGTGGTCTTGGGCTGCCAGTCATCCAGATATTTAACTGAATAACCTGCCCCGACCAAATCTTCCCTTAATTCATTACGTGATGTCATTTATAACTCCCTACGCAGTAGTTGAAGGAGCAGAAGCATCCATAGTAAGAGAAGCACCACGGCTGTCATCAAGTTCAAACACACCGTAATCAGAAGTCATTATGATTTCTGTTGCTCTTAGAGATGCATCTCTCTGCCTTTCTGTCTTAGTTGTTACACTATTGAGTACACATAAAGCACTCTTGTCAGCTATTGCACCAACTACATCATCACTAGCATCAATAGTTAAGTTACCATCTTCAAAGATAGCTACTCCATTAAGAGGTCGCAACCCGCTGAAGAATTCACCTAGTAAGTCCTCACTCCAACCCTTTGGTACAGGGTATGTGGATGATGCTGTTACAGCAGTATTAGCTATATCAAACACAGCATTTGGATGCTGGATTATATATACCTGACTACCAAATTTATTTGCTTTAGCATAAGCAATTGCTCCTGCTGTATTAGCAAGCGACATGGTAGTATTTGCTGCACCAAGGCTAGTACTGAATCCAGAATACAATGCGTGAACATCTGTATCTTTCTTTCTAGCCATACCGTCACCCAACTGTCTACCTATGATAGACATTACGTTGACTGCCGATTGCCTTAGAAGTTTATCGGTGATGATAACTTTAGCCCCTACTTCAGACGCAGTAAGGTCAACAGTTGTCATTCCAATATCTTCTTCATCTATTATGTCAACACCGTCTTGCAGGTCTGACATAGTCATCTGTCCTACTTTAGGGACAGTCACTTGCTTCTCGCCTTTTCCAAGGCTAAAACTCTCTATAAGAGCCAAAGCAGGTGCGTTGTGTTCCTCGGTGTACCGAGCAGCACTTATAATTATTTTCTGGGCATTTTCTAAATTCCCAGTTGTCGAAGTCTGTGGCATGATTACCTCCTATTGGTAATAGATTTTAGCCTAGTCCGGCAGCACGTCTGGCTGCTGCTTCGGTTTGAGGGGTTCTTACCCCTGCGTTATACGAATCAAGGAGTTCTTCCTCCGAACCTGATGCACTTGCAGCAGGTTGATTGGTATCAAATTGTTGTGAAGGGACTTGTGCTTTTTTGAGTGCATTAAGTTCAGCTTTAGTATCCCTAAATTCTTTCATCCTTTTAGCTTCAACCTCCATATCCTGTGGAGTATTNAATCTTTCAAGGTTTCCTATATCGTCAACACCAAGATTATATTTTTTTGCAAAATAAACAGAAGCACTTCTTTGTCCTTCTCTATATTCCTGTTGTTTTTTTGCTTCAGCCTGTTGACGTTGAGTCTGCTGTACCTGAGTAGCATAGTTTTGAGCGACAACCTGTGCCTGTTCCGGCATATATCCCTGCTCTTCCAGTCTCCTCTGGTAATCTGCAGCCTGTTGTTGTGCTTTGTTCTGCTCATCAAGTTCATTAAAATACTGCAACTGCTGTTGCTGCTGCTGTATTGTCTGTTGCAGTTGAGTCATCTGACCCTGCATCTGATTCAACTGTGCTGGCTGTTCCGGTTCCTCAGTCGGTTCTGCCTTTACTGCCGGCTGTTCTACTTGTTCAGTAGACTGGGCAGTCGCCTCTACTACAGGTTGTTCAGTAGTTTCTGCTACCGGTTCCTGCGTATTATCTTCTATCTGTACCTCTGCTTGAGATTCAGTTGTAGTCCCTACCTGTTCATTTTCTGTAACCATATATTCCCTCCATTATTCCAAATTTTAGTTACACTAGCTGATATTGTCAATGTCTATTCTCCTGCTACCATCGGTAATCTTTCTTCACCGGTTGGCATATTTTGTGCAAATCCCTTCTCTCTAATCCTTCTTGCCAAGCCGTATTTAAACTGNCTTGTTCTAGGTAATAACACAAGAATGTCTTCTGGTATATCTATATCATATGCGTGAAGCCGTATCCAGTTTATAGTCTGCAATGCTTCAGGATGTTTCGACTTACGCAGCATGGATTCAAATTTATCTATAACTGCATTATATTCATCTGAGCCTCTGGCTTCACTTGATTCATCTCTGTACTGCTGAAGTATCCTTTGCTTATATCCCATACGTGAAAGTTCCTGTGGTGTCCTCTTCCTTGCCCACTTCTTTCCATACAATACCTCATTCCTTCTTATTCCATATTCTCCTCTGATATCATAGAACTCATCCGTTACCTTCTTTGATACACTACGGGGAAGAGGAATCTCGTTTCTTCTACTAAGTTGTATCCATTCATTGACACTCTTGGTATCATCTCCAACCTTGACAAGCATGGTTCCGAGGTTACGTATAGATGTCTGTTCCTCATCTCTTAATTCCTGCATCCTTCCGGTATCACCTTTAGTATACTCTACACCTGCAGCAGCATCTATATCCTTTATAAGTCCTTTGACTCTCTGCTGGGATATTATACCCGGCTCTCTTCCCATCTGAGGAAGTTCTTCATATCCTCTAGGCTCATCCCAATTCCTTGTAAGTTCCTTTGCTATATCATCTTTTGTATAATATGTAGCACCGCTGAATCCAAAGAACTCAGGAAGTGTAGAAGAAATACCTGCCGCTATTCCCATAAACTGGTTCCAAGCAGTTCTAGGTTCGGATGTATCTATACCATGTTTAGCTGCGATATCTTCAGGAACCATAGGAGTCATATAGGTATCCTTTGCATCTAATATAGCTTCATACATCATAGGTGCAAATAGCTGTCCCCATACACTTGTAGGGTCGAAAGGAGACTTATTCATATCTGCCATGATATCTGCATCTTCTCCAAAGAATCCTTTCTTTGTTCCTATTATCGGTGCATATTTAAATAGTGCACCACCAGTAGGAGAAAACTTGCTTTGAGTAAATCTTCCTAGTATATTTTTTGTATCTTCAAAAGGTTTCCTTTCTATATATTTACCAGTACCAGTAACTTTATCAACTCCAGCCAAACCTAATGTAGCCCTAACTATAGGTCCAAATCCAGCCCATATATCTATATATGAATTACCTAACTTTATCTTTCCAAAGTTGCTACTTTTTGGATTAAGTTCTGCATCAGCACCGGGAACTAGATACTTAAACATAACAAGTGTAGTTACACCTGCACCTATCCAAGACACCATAGTTCTTGCTACTGCACCAGTTACTGCTTCAGGCATACCTTTGCCCATAGCCCTTGAAGCCTGAATAGAAGAAGGCAATAACATTATTCTTGATGTTAAGAAACGTGGGGACCAGAAAGCTAGGTTTGCAACAGTAGTTAAACTTCTTTTCCATATTGCAACATCTCCACCTTTATCCCAAGGAAGTGCTCCTCTACCTGTAGCATTATTAATAAAACTCGCAAGTTTTTTCATCTTGTCTAAATCTTCTGGGTTAGACCTTGGACTGAGTGGTCTTCCAAGATTAAACTCCAGATTCCTAATCATATTATCCATCGTATCGAATCTTAACTTATTTAAAAATCCGGTATATGCTCTTTCAGATGCACGTACACCGGGAAGTCTACTTGCAAGACCAGATAGAAATGCTTCTTCCATCTT